AAAAAAGTGCTCGTGTCTTTACTGGTTGTCCTGTAGATTGGGCTTTTATAATGCGGAAATATTTATTATCATTTGTAAGGGTATTTCAACGCAATAAATTTCTATTTGAAGCTGCCCCTGGTACCAACGCTTCTTCACCTCAATGGGAGGAAATATATCAATATCTAACCCAATTTGGAATTGATCGTATGGTGGCAGGAGACTACCAAGCATACGACAAAAAGATGGAAGCTCCAGTAATTTTGGCAGCTTTTGATGTCATTGTCAAAATCCTCAAGAGAGCCGGTGCTTCAGATGATCATATTAAAGTAGTTTTAGGCTTAGCACAGGATACTGCATTTCCTCTGGTGAACTATAAAGGGGATTTAGTTCAATTATTTGGTTGTAATCCCTCTGGTCATCCACTTACGGTGGTGATTAATTGCATAGCTAATTGTCTATATATGCGTTATTCTTGGGCCAAAGCAGGTCATGTTTTAAGATTTTTTAAACGCTACGTCGCCCTAATAACTTATGGAGATGATAATGCAATGGGGATTAAAGAAGGTTGCGATTTTTCACACACAATTATTTCCAAACATCTTGCAGATATAGGGGTCACATACACTATGGCTGATAAATCATCTATCTCTATTCCATTTATTAATATAAAAGAAGTGTCATTCTTAAAGAGATCTTTTGAATGGAATGGAGAGCTAAATTTGCATGTAGCGAAATTGGAAGAGAATTCCATATCCAAGATGCTAATGATTGGCGTCCCATCGACAGAGATCAGTAGGGAGGCTCACGCGATTAGTGTAATGCATAGTGCAGTGAATGAATATGCGAATTTTGGAAGAGAGATCTTTGAAGAAAAACGGAATATGTTCCTGGATGTAATTCACGAACTTAATCTCGGTCATTACTATGATCGTCCTTTCATCACATGGAAGGAATTTATAGATGGTTATCGTCTATAACAGGGCCAAAGTTGGATGGTCCTTAAACCAAAATCTAACATTATATTTTAGTTACTGAATACTGATGAAGATCCGTGGAAATCAGTATTAGCGTGGAAAATATAATTATATCTACTAGGGCGATCCCCAAAATCGATATTTATCGAAGAGTTAGTTGGTACTCAATCGGAGAACTCATGCTGGGAAATGGGTATATACTCAGTAATATGATTAAATTACCTGCACAATTTAATTTTTTAAAAGATAGTGTATCTTGTAGTTGTAGATGCATTATTAATTTATTCAAAACAACTAAACCCCTTCTCGTGCAAAGCGAGGAGATGCAGACAACACCTCAGGTTGGAACGGGTGAAACATCAGACCAGGGTATTGTTAC